CCCAGATTGAGACTTCCCACTTGGTGGGCCGTACCCGACGGTTTCGGGGCTGATGTCCGACGGGACAGAAACGGATGGAACCAATGAGTGACACCACGAGCACTGAGGCTGGCACGGAAGTGACCCCCGAGGCTGGTGAGCAGAAGCAGGAAGCAACGCTGACGCAGGCCGATGTGGACCGAATCGTCAAGGAGCGCATCGCGCGCGTCGAGGCGAAGTACTCGGACTACAACGACCTGAAGGCGAAGGCGGATGGGGCGAAGACGCTTGAGGACCGCGTCGGAACGCTGGAAGGCGAACTGACCACTACTCGAGCTGAAGCTGCACGCAATCGTGTTGCGGCCAAGTTCGGTATCAGTACCGAGCGTGGCCCGAAGAATGAGCCATCAGATGCCGAACTCTTCCTCACTGGTACCGACGAGGCAGCAATGACCGTGATCGCTGAGCGAATCACTGCTCGGGCTGCTGACACCAAGAAGAACGGGAATGTCGCGCGCAACGAGGGCGACACCAAATCGACCGGAAACGCCAACGACGACGAGCTTGAAGTTGCCTCTCGTCTGTTCAGCGGTTCCGCCTAAGAGTCCAGGAGGACATCATGGCAGTAATTGGAACCTCGGGAATCACTCTCCCGAAGAACATCGCAGACGGCATGTTCAAGAAGGCTATCGACGGGTCTGCCGTTGTGGCTCTGTCGGCTGCTGAGCCGCAGCGTTTCGGTGAGGTCACTCACATGACGCTCACTGGCCGTCCGCGTGCCGAGTATGTGGGTGAGGGTGCCGACAAGGCATCCACGACCACCACGTTCGGCACGAAGGTTGTGACCCCGCACAAGGTGCAGGTCACGCAGCGCTTCAACCAGGAAGTGAAGTGGGCTGACGAGGCTTACCAGCTCGGCATCCTCCGCACCCTTGCGGAAGAGGGTGGTATCGCACTTTCGCGTGCCCTTGACCTCGGTGTTTTCCACGGCATCAACCCGGCCACGGGAAACGCCATCGCGTCGATCGTTGCAGGTGATCGTCTCGGTACGACCACGAACAGCGTGGAGATCACGACGGCAACTCTTGGTACGCCTGACATCGTGATCGAGCAGGCGGCTGGCCTCGTCATCGCGGATGGTTACATTCCGAACGGTATCGCTTTCGATCCGACGTACGCGTGGACGGTTGCGACCGCCCGTTATGCAGACGGTCGCAAGAAGTACCCTGAGCTTGGTTTTGGTTCCAACCTGACCACGTTTGAGGGTCTGCAGGCGTACAGCTCGTCGACCGTTTCGGGTCTTCCTGAGGCTTCGGCGAACTCGAACATCAAGGCGATCGTCGGCCAGTGGGATCTGCTTCGTTGGGGCGTCCAGGAGGTTGTGCCGGTCGAGCTCATCGAGTTCGGTGACCCGGACGGCCAGGGTGACCTGAAGCGCAAGAACCAGATCGCTCTCCGTATGGAGGTCGTCTATGGCTGGGGCGTTATGGACCTTGACGGCTTCGCCACGGTGAAGGATGCGGTGGCGAACGTCTGATGAGCAAGTTCACCAACACTGAAACGAAGGTTATTGTTTCCGTCGCTGACGAGAAGGATGACCGATTCGGTGAGGGTTGGGAGCGGGTCTCTGATGAGCCCGCTCGCAAGACTCGCTCGAAGAAAACTGAAGACAAGTAACTAGTGAAGGGGGCGGTCATGGCTGTGACTCCCGCAACAATCGCGGTCGCACTTGGTGTGACCGCCCCCGAATCTGGGTCGATCCAGGAGAAGCAGTGGGATCTCTGGATTGATGACGCGACGATGCTGATCGAGTTGCGCGCCGAGCAGGTAGGCGTGGACTTTGATGGCATCGGCGAGGCGAAGATCGACTATGTGGTGCGTGAGGCCGTTGTCGCTCAGGTAAAGAAGCCTGATGATGCCACTCAGGTGTCGATCACGGTTGATGATGGTACGACGTCGCGTTCTTACCGTTCGGGTAAGGGTCGCGTGTCGCTCCTGGATGAGTGGTGGACGCTTCTTTGTCTCACTGATCCGTCTGGGGCGTTCGCGATTGACATGGTGCCGATGACGACGATGCACCTTCCCTGGTGCTCGCTGAACTTTGGCGCGAACTACTGTTCGTGCGGCGTGGACATCGCCGGCTATCCGATCTTTGAGGGTGGCGAGCTGTGACCCTGGGTGGCGATATTGCTGCTGCTCTTCCGGGGTTGCGGGCTGAGGCTGAGTCGCGGATGTCTGAGACGGTGCAGGTTGGCCGGTTTACGGATGGCACTGATCCTGCGACTGGTGACCCGACGCGTGTTCTGGTAACCGCCCGCTATGAGGGAAAGGCTCGTGTGCGGTGGGGTTCGCGTGAGGTGTCGAACTCGGATGCGGTTTCGTCTCCGGTTGGTTCGCAGGAGCCGTATCTGTCTGTGCCGTTTGGTACGGGCCGGTTTTGGGCTGATGACGAGGTGTTGGTGACGGGTTCTCCTGACCCGCTGTTGGTCGGTCGTCAGTTTCGGGTGCAGGGTGCGGCTGTTGCTGGTCAGGTGACGGCGTACAGGTATCCGCTCACAGAACTGGGGTGAGTGATGGCTGATGACTTCGCCGAGTTGCGTGAGCTTGCTGCGGATCTGACGGCTGCACCCGAGGAAGCTAGGCCGTTCATTCGGAAGGCCGTTCAGGTGACGGCACACAAGATCAAGGACGACTGGCGCAAGGGTGCTGATCGTTCTGGGCTGCACAAGTACGCCGCTGACATCACGTACGAGACCAAAGAGAAGGCATCCGAGATTGAGGCTGAGATTGGCCCGACGATTGGCGATTCTGGTTCGTTCGGTCTGGTCGAGGATGCGGGCGGCGGCGTGAAGTCGGCACCGCAGCATGCTGGCCGTGATGCGAAGGAAGCCAACGAGCAGGACTTCGTGGACGGACTCGAGCTGGCGATCTTCGATGGTCTTCGTGCTGCGATCGAGAAGGGGTGATGATGCGCGCTCATTTCAACGCGTTCAGGGCGCTCCTGGTTGCTGTGTCGATTCTGTCAAACAAGGTGTTCTCGAACGTCCGCCTCGTCGCAGGAAAGCCGGTGCGAGAGAACTACATCGTTCTCTATCCGGATGGGCCGGCTGAGCTTGGTGATGGTCGTCTGACTTCACTGCAGCGGGCTGTCTCACGCGCTAAATACAGGTATGACGTACGGATTGTGGCGGTTGATGCGGACGGGCTTCTGCTGCTCGCTGATGCCGTCCTGTCGCTGATTGGTGCTGTCCCCGTGGTTGATGGCCGCGACTGCACACCCGTGAAACTGGTTCCGGGTGTGGAAGAGGGTAAGGGCCGGTACGACTCGGTGACCGACCTCCACTACTTGGACCTTTCGCTTGAGTTCTGGTCTCAACCCGCCTGATTTTTGACTTCAAAGCCCTGTCTTCGGATGGGGCTTTTTCTATGCCCCCTTGGCTCTCCCCAAGGGAACCGAAGCCCCGGTTACGGGGAGATGAAAGGAGGCTGTTATGGCAGCCGAGCTCGTACCCGCGTCAACCCAGTCCGATGGCCGCTGGCGCATTACCAATTTGCCGACCGGTTCTAATGCCAAGTCGGTGGCGATCCTCAACGGCGGAACCGCTAAGCCGATCACCTACGGCATCGTGGCGGGAGGCTGGAACCACACCGTCAATCAGGCGACCGTCGAGGACAAGCGTCTGACGCTGATTCAGGATCTTTCGCGTCCCGGCAAGGTGTCGGAAACGCTTGAGGTCACGGTGGTCGAGTCTGATGACGTCGCTTCCGCTGACCGCATTCTTGCGGGTCTTGCCGCCTCTCAGGTTGAGTCGCAGTTTGTTGTTCGTCGCGCTGTCGGCAACGCGGACACGCACGCTGTCGCTCAGCGCGTGGACATCATCACTGGTGTTGTGGGTGTTCGTCGCCCTGATGCTCCCGTTGAGAACGGTGTCGACACGGCGAAGTACTCGATCTACATCACGAAGCCGACTGAGCGAGACGCAGTTCTGGTCGCTTGATCCATACCCCTGTGGGTGGTGTCTCTCACCGCGCCGCCCACAGGTTTCCTTTCAATGGTGAGCACGGTGAGAGGTGAGCATGAGCATTGATCTAAAAGCGTTGATTGAGAAGCAGCGCGCAGAGCTCGAGGTTGTGAAGTCGGAGAACGTCGATGTGGTTCTGGGGGGCGAGAAGGTCACCCTGACGGTGGAGAAGGTTCATCCTGATGTGTGGGATGGCCTGATGCAGCGTAATCCCGCGCGTCCGGGTTCTGACTCTGATACTGAGGCTGGTTACAACACGAAGGGCGTGACGCTGGCTTACCCCCGGCTTCTGCAGGATGGTGTGGTGCTCGATGCCGAGACTCGAGCGGATCTGGTTGCTGTTCTGGACTCGACGTGGCGTAACG